GACCGCAAAAGCTGCGCCATGCCCTTGAGGTCAAGGTCAGCCATAACATCCGTGCGGAGAACCTTTGAGAGAGTAGCCATCAGCGTATCCCTAGCGCATCAGCAAGCCGTAGCGTTGCTTCGTTCCAAACCTGATCTTTCTTGCCATACTTGCCCAGCAACACGCCACTGGTCGCAGGGTCCAAGCCAGCCGAACGCACCGGAGCGGGCGCTGAACGCAATGCGCGCACTAATGGAGAAATGCGCGGATCAATCACGATTGGCGAAATACGGACAGTTTCTTTTTCTTTTGGCGTAGTCGGTGTGGTAGTCCGAGTTTCCGTCGTGCTGGTTGGCTGGAACGTCGTGCTAGTGCCGAAAGTCTCCGGCTGATAACTGGTGGACACCAAGTCCTGAGTGCCAGGGCCTGTATCACCCGCAGTCAAACTAGTGCCTGTGCCGCTGGTTGCACTGGTTGGCGCAAACCCAAAGTCGGAAACGCCAGTAGTTCCTTTAGTCCCACCAATACCCGTAAAGGTCAGCATTTGCTGGTCTGCTGGGCTAATGGTGCTGCCAAAAGGCTGAAGGGTTTTGCTCGTTCCGCCGCCCTTAAACGTGCCGAACTGTTTCTCCAGCACATCGCGCATTTCATCCGCGCCGCGCCGAATTTCAGCTTCTGCACGAGCGCGCGCTTCAGCTTGATTGGCCTCAACGTCTTCAACAACATCAGGGCCGTATTTGTCGGCAGTTACATAATCCCCAACAACTTCGGCGTCGGACGGTCCGGTATCACCATAGTCAGGCGTAACATCAGCCCCGCCACCATTGCCGGCAGGAATTTCAGCGGACAAGCGAGTTTCATACTGAGCGGCTTCCGCAGGAGTAATCCCCTCAAACCCACCACCGCTTGAAGCAGCCGTAATAGGGGCACTCGAAGGTTGGGTTACGCCAGTAGTCCCGCCAGTAGTGGCGCCGGTTCCAGTTGTCGGTGTGGTAGTTCCGCCGCCCGTCAAGCTAGACATAACTTGCTCAACATACGGTTTGCCTACAGCGCCCGCCAACCCCATGCCAGCGCCTGTCAAAGCGCCAGTACCAACATCACCGCCAGTAATGGCCGCAGACCCGCCGCCGCCAACAGCGCCACCAATAGTGCCACCAACTAGCTTTGCCACATTGCCCGCGCCAAGCACGTTTTCGGCGGCTCCCGTCGCAAGTGGCGTAGCCGCTCCAGTTAAGGCACCAACTGCCGTCCACTCACCAATATTTTTGTCTTGCAAAGCAGCGCCAGTGGCATTGGCCGTCGCACCCTTTGCTGCTTCAGTCACAGCCTTAGTCAACGTCGGATCAAGGCTGGCTTCACTGGCAATGGCCGCACCAGCGCCCGCACCGAGCATACCAACACCGCCGCTGGCCGCGCCAACGCCAAGACCCTTCAAAGCGCCCTGAGCGATGTCTTCGCCAACCAAAGATGCTTGGGCCGCGCCAGAAGCAGCACCAATGCCTGCACCAATGATAGCACCGCCGGTCACGCTTCCCACCGTGGCGGAACCAATAATGGTTGTAGCGGCAACTTCCGCACCAAGCATTGCGGCGCCAATAGGCGCAGCTAAACCCGCCGTTGCTATGGTCGCAACGGCAGCAACAACGGCAACGACAATCGAGCCGCCTTTGCCCTTCTTTTTCTTGCCCATTAGAGTTGCACCTCCACGCGAATGACCGGCGTCATTTCATCATCCATCATCTGAACGTCTTGCTTAAACGTGGCCTGCAACCCCAATTTTTGTTGCATCATCTGCATGAGATTTGCCATGGACGTATCAGTGACATAAGTCGTGAATTTGCGGTAACCCAACTCGCGCAAAGTGTTCGGAAACACCATCATGCGCTTGGCCGTTTCACTGAACGGTTCCGCAGAAAACAAATGCACTTCAGCTTCGCCTTGCGGTAGCATCTGACCGCGACTGTCCGTCTGCAATGCCAGAAATACCGTATTGCCAATTTGAATTGGCTTTGCCGCCTGCGCCGAGCACAGACGAGCAATGTTAACAATGAACTCCTCAACCTCTTGAGGACTATCAACTTGTTGACGCATTACTTCTCGCAGGATCGTCACGGTGTCCTTGCCGGGCACTCGTCCTGCTGGGCGTCCGCTGGTCATTGTTGGCAACATTGTTTCTGACATCACGTTAACCCTAATTCTTTGGCAATTTGCTCATGGATCGTGAGATGCAGAGCAAGCCAGTTGTAAAACTCCTCCTCCTTATCCCACGCATCATCCAAGATGTTGAACGGATTGGTCAGCCCAAGCAGGGAAGCAAACGCCTGATGCTCCACCTGATGCGCCAACAGCCAATCGTCCAAATTCGCAGGATCGGCATTAGCCAGAGGATACGCTGGAACCTGTATCCCACGCGAGTAAAAAACCTCACGGAACGTCTTATGCTGGACAAAATTGGCAAAAAGCATCTCGTCCAGGCCATCTAAGTCCCCAAACTTGACGTCGCTCAGGGAGTCAAAATCCATTAGAAACTCCCGGCAGCGCCGTTCCTGCCAAAGACCATCCCAATGATTGCCCAATTTGCCCCGTCCGACTGAACGGTCACGGCATCATATTGGATGCTCAAGGCACGAGTAGTGGCCCCGTCAATTGTCTGAGAGGAAGTGGTTGCAACAGTTACCGCATTGGCAGTGCTGTCTATCTTCTTGATAGTAAACACTTTTCCGGTGATACCCACCGAGGTCGGCAGGGTAACGGAGAAAGCGCCCGTGCTGGCATTACCGACGATGGTAGTGTCGGTAGATGTCGCAGTGTAGGCGCTGGTCTTGGCCACATAGGCCAGTGAGACGCCGTTCGCCGTGGCGTTCGTAAGGGTAAGGTTCCCCACACTGGACGTAGTCGAACCAAGGGTAAGGGTCGCGTTTCCCAGCGTAATCGTGCTGTTGGCAAGGTTACTGTTCTGTAAGGCAATGGTTGTATTGCCCGCAGCGGTGAGCCTGCCCTGCTGATCGACTGTAAATGTCGCAACCACATTGGCCCCACCATAGGAACCCGTGGTAACCGCGGTATTGGCAAGGCTAATCGTGCCGGTTGTGGTGATAGGCCCGCCCGTCAGGCCGGTGCCCGTGGCAACGTTTGTGACCGTGCCGCTGCTGCCGCCACTGATGGCAACGTTGCTTGCGCTGGTAATGCGGCCCTGAGCGTCAACCGTAATCTGGGACACATAGGTCGCATTGCCGTAAGTGCCGGCGGTTACCGCAGTATTAGCAAGGTTTAGCGTCACATTGCCGGTCAACGCTCCACCGCCAGACATGCCCGTGCCGGCCAAGACGTTGACGGTATTGGCAACCGCACCACTGACGTTGCCAACAGAAATAGAAATGCCGACGTTACTGGCAGAAGTGAGACGCCCCTGCGCATCTACCACAATCTGAGGAACGGAACTCGCGTTTCCGTAAGTGCCGGCAGACACCGCCGTGTTGGCTAGGCTAATTGTACCCGTGGTTGTGATTGGACCGCCGGTAAGACCTGTGCCGGTCGCAACATTGGTAACTGTGCCGTTACCGCCTCCGCCACCTAATGTATTTGCGACCTTCAGCATGGTTCACAGTCCGTCGCCTGGGGTGATGTAAACAACCGCCGTGTTCGCGCCCGTAATGCCAGTGAAGTAGGCGTTGGGCACGAAGGTGAGGATTTCGTCGGTGCCAGGAAGTAAGGGAAATGCAGCCTGCGAGGAGGTAACGACCACCGCATTGTTGCTCGCCTCCGCCGCCGTTGACCCGTACCCCAAGAACACCGTGACCGTACCATTGTTGATGATGCGGTATTGGTTACCGCCCAGGCTGGTGGACGCCGCCTGCACCGGAGTGGGCGCAGTTGTATTAGCGGTGAAGGTCACCGTATTGCCCATCTTCGTGAAGGCGTTAATGCCCATCTCAACGACCTTTCTTGTCCGCAATAGACCAAGCAGCGCCGCCAATGGTCACTGCCGCACCAACCACCGTATCTAAGGTGCTGGCATCAAGATGCCCTTTGGCAACAAAAATCCCGCCCACAAGGGTCAAGATGTGCCGCGCCAAACCAAGCCACATGTCTTTAGTCATTTGCCTTGCTCCGATTTACAAAGGACTGAACAGTCTTGGTTTCCCAGATACGGATGAGAGACCACACTATACTGAATAATGCAGCCATTGCAGGCAAAATCTGCGCGAGAGTACCAAGCACCGTTGCGATACTTATGGCATCAACAACGGCTTTGGCGTGCTCTGGCGTATCTGTCTGCATCTATGCCTCTTGCTTTGCCGCTTGGAAGTTTTTTAGAATGTTAATGATGCGAGTGTTATCCTCAAGCGCCATTAACTCATGCGGTTCACCCACACGAAAATCCAAAATTTGTCCAGCTACCGCTTCTTTTTCCCAATCATGGCTGTAAGCCTTTAAGCGACCACGCGCCACAATAGTGATATGCACATTGGTTTCATCATGGACATGCTTAGGCAATACATCGCCAGCAAACTCAAAATCATAGAGCGTGCCGTTAATGTCGCCTAAGCCCGTCAATGGTTTAGCCAATAACATTCGGACCCACTCCATCAGCGTCAATAGGTAAAAGATCGGGGTTTTGTGGAGCCGGGGGAGGCACAAATTGAGTACCGTCCCAAGTATCTCCAATGTTTCCATTATCTTGTGGCGCCAACTCAGTACCCTCTGGCGGGGTCCAATTAGCACCGTCTTCAAGTTCGATAACATTGATTACAATTTTTGTTGTGCTATCAAGCAAACATTTGTGTGCCATTATTTACTACTCCTTAACCTGGAAACACTGTTATAATAACTTGACCGGCGCCGCCCGCCCCTGACGTCGAGGTACTTCCACCTCCCCCACCAGAAGGTTGTGATCCGGCTGTAGAAGCATTTCCTCCCGCCCCCCCAAACTCACTAGTTCCAGGCGTTGTACCATAAGAAGAACCTCCTCCGCCTCCACCTCCATAAACAGCCCTTCCGCCATTTTTTTGAACTTGTATGCTAGAAACTATGCCGCCTCCGCCACCACCAGCCCAGGGACTAAAAGCATCATTTATCCAAAAATCGTCACCAGCGGAATTTGGTGCAATTACTCTTACGTATGTATTACGAGCAGTATCATTTGATCCTATTGGACCACCGCCGCCATCCGGGGTGCCGCCAGCACCCCAATACGTCTGGCCAGAGGGTGCTTTTCCGGGACTAAAAATGCCGCCGCCTCCTCCACCACTATGGAACGGGGCACAACAAAAATTATACCCTTGTCCGCCTGGACCACCACCATAAGCGGTAATCAAAGAACCAACAGTTGTGTTGCCACCAACATTTCCATTTCCGTCAGTGGTTTTAGCTGCACCGCCAGCCCCAACAGTAACCGTTTCTGTAGCGCCTAAACTTGACAGAGGTAACCATCGTTCTTTGTACGCGCCGCCACCTCCGCCGCCGCCACCATAGCCGGAATTTCTACCACCACTACCACCGCCACTCCATGCTTGGATCAACACGCGAGATGTCGTCCCAAACCCAGATGGCTTGGTCCAAGTGCCAGACGAGGTGAAGGTCTGCACATTAGCCGTGCCGCCACCGCCCGCGGCTTGACTCACCCAAGTTGTTCCGTTGCTGGTCAGAACATTGCCAGACGAACCGGGAGCAACAAATTTCACGGCAGATGTGCTATTACCGAGCACAACATTTTCGGCTGTCAGCGTAGTTGCGCCAGTTCCACCAGCAGCAACAGGCAAAGTACCCGCCGTCAGCGTAGTCGCGCCGGTGGAATAAATTGCATTGTTGGCGGCAGTCGCTGTGGTTAAACCCGTACCGCCCTGCGCGACAGTAATTGCTGATGCCACACTGCTAATAGTGACATTGGCAAGTGTCATGTTGTTCAGCGTAGTAACCGTGTTGCCTAGCTGAACCGCCGTATTGCCAATCGTAATAGCCGTCGCAAAGTTGTTGTCCAACTGCGATAGCGGGATGGCGCTCGTTGCGTTCGCAAACGTATTGGGTACAGGCATTTAGAACCTCGCTCTCATTTCGTGTTCTAACTCTAAGGTGTGCAGCGTAGCAGCGGCGACATTGCCGGTAATCGTAAACCCCAAGTACTTCCCGTACTGTTGGGCATCTGACTTATACAACTGATACCCTGCCGCAATCCAACCAATTTGTGCACTAGAATTGTTGGTCCATGCGATAGTTTGCAAGGAATTATTGTACCAAGTTAGCGTATTGGACAAGGTATATGGCGGACTCGACTGATATTCGCTGTCCACCGTGAGGGTCATAGTGCCTGCCTGCGCCAGCGTAGCCTCGACCCCAAACTTCAACGCTTGCTTGTCTCTGATCGGATCGCCCAACGGCCAAAGCGCACTTTTCCATGTAACCGCTACCGCAATTGTGCTGTTGGCATACAGCTTCAACAAATTAGTGCCGCCAGTGCCGTAAATGGTCGTAAGACCCCCAACCTGGGCGCCAGTAATGTTGGTCAGCGTGCCTTGGCTGGTGATAAACCACCGCTTGTTGAAGAACACGGCCTGTATAGGTCGAGCGCCAGCCACCGGATCATTGTAAGTGAAGCACCAAGACGCGCACAAAATGTTGTTAATCAAGACCTGACCACCCGTTACGGGCAGCGTAAAGTCGATCAACGGGAAAATGCCATCCAAACTGTCCGACAACTTAGAAGTTGTAGAACCCACAAGAGTGTAAATACCGTATTCATTCATGAACACGACGCTTCGGAAGTAAGCGTACACACTCTTTTTGTAATCAGTGCCAACCGACGCACTGACATTTGTGTTTGTAAAGACTGTCACCCCGTCCGTGCCCACACGCACATCGGAGAACACATTTACACTGTCGGCACCAAAGATGTACAAGAAGTTGTTGGCCGTCAGCAGGCTAGAAATGTTTTTGTGCAGGGTAGAATCAGTTATCAGGATGTTACCCGCGCTGATCGAGGCAAAATCCGTGTAACTATCGGCTGCTGAGTAGAAGACAGTACGCCCCTGAGCCACCCATGCGCGCCCGCTGAAGGTCGCCACATCAGCATTTGCCTCAGTGGTCACAACAGCCTGGACAATGGCGCCAGAGCCTGCGCCGGCAGAAAGGTTAGCCGTGGGGGCTGAAGTGTAGCCTGACCCGTTGTTGGTCATAATGATCTTGGTAACGGCCCCACCGGAGACAATTGCCTTCGCCGCGGCATTGGACCCGCCGCCACCGGAGAACGTCACATCAAAGGATGAGGTGTAGCCAGTGCCGCCGCTCTGCACGATGCAGCTTACCGTGCCCGTGGCAAACGTCAGGGTCGAGCAAACCGCAGACGCATTAGACCCGCCGCCACCGGAAAAGGTGATGGTTGGCGGTGACGTATAGCCAGAACCTGTCTCGGTAATATTGATACCAATGACCGTATTGGCCTGGATAATAGCCGTTCCCGTAGCCTGCACGCCGCCTGTTTCATTGGGCGCACTGAACGACACCGACGGAGCCGAGGTGTAGCCCGAACCCACATTGGTCATGCCGTAGTCTGACACCGAGCCAATGCTCACGACATTGGTGCCGTCCCAGTTAAACAAGCCCTTGGACGGGTCAATAATCAGGATACGCTCGTTCTTCCACTGGGCAATACGCACCCCAGCCGCAGAGAACTTGCCGCTACTGGCAACCGTTACCTTGGTGCCATCAGTAATGTTGTACGCTTCAGAGCCGCCATTGGTGAAGAACGCAAAGATGTAATCCTTGTTGTTCACATTGGCGCTGTAGATAGCGTCAACCGTGCCGCTCCAAGTTAGCGGCGAGCCTGACACCGAGATTGTGGTTTGCGCGGGGACCGTTTTGACATTGCCGTATCCTATGGGTTGAGCGTTTTCCAGCCAGGAGAACTCGTCGGAATCAATGGCCGTGCGGTTAGCTTGCGTATTGATCCCCTTGAAGTTCTTGGAGATGTGATACTGCTTGCGCTGCTCCGGCGACGCCATGATTAGAACGCCTGACTATAGGGCGTTGGCATACGGCGCGTGAAGCTGCCCACCAACACGCTTTGAACCTTCTTCATGTACTGCTGATTGAAAATCTCAGCCTCACCATAAGACTGCTCTTTGAACTTAGCGGTGTAAGACGCATAAAACGCCACCGGCGAAGTCCAAATGTCAGGAATGCTATCCGTTTCCGTGTTAGTCGTTAAAGCTGTAGGCTCAATCACAGTATCTAATTCAATCGTGTAAACTTCGTCCGGCACCGGGCCAAGATAAAACTTCTGCGGCCCATACATGCTGTAAGCAATTGGGCGACCAGTATAATTCTGCCAATAACGCAACTGGGAGTTGAAATCCGTCCACGCCAAATAGCGCAGCGGAATGCGAGAATTACCCCAGTACAGATTGATATTGATAATATCCATGGTGTTAGAGCCTTCCGGCAAGTCCGCAAAGTCATAAACCTCTTGGCTCACAACCGTGGAAGAACTCTGCAAGCGGCGCAAACAGCCGGTGTCACGCACCAACTTGTTGCGGGCATCATTGATATAATCGGTTAGTTCTTGGTCAGTCCAAAAATTCGCGTTGGCGTCATGCAGCAGACGCCGGCACTGCGTGATGTACTGCGATAATGTAACAGCCATACACGCACCTCATTGAATGGTTATAGTCTGACCAGGAGCCGCTCCCCTCTCCCGGCGCCCCTGAGAAGCAACCGGGAGAGGTTGTGCGGAGTCCGCTTTACCGGGGGGCACCGAGCGGCGGACTTCTGGAGACTCAGTTGAAATCACAAAATTCTCCAAGTTCGCCAAGGCGCCTGGAATGTCATTCGTGGTCTTAGCCCAACCGAGCCTAACTACATGCTCTGTCTTATCCTCAAACCCATACCCGAATATGTGACCGGCCACAAACACCGGCACTTCTACCGTTTTTCCTGGCAAAAAGGCGTATTGCACCCCATCCCATCCATCGGTCAGGGGCTTTTCGCCAATATTGGTCACATATACGATTTCGGTCACAGGTTCACCGGAGTCCCCACAACGCGGATGTCACAGGTGCCACCCGTAACAGCCGTGTTGATCTTTACGAAAAGAGCCGGAGCCGTGTAAGCGTCCGTTGCAGCGGTGGTCGCCAGCGTCAAATCCTGCCACTTGGTAGTGGCGGCACTGACGTTAGACAACACCGTCGCATTCGACACGTTGTTCGACGTATTGCCGTCACTTGTCGTCAGGACAATCACGTTCGCCGTGGCGATGCTCTTGTTGGCGTTCATCACCGTGATTTCACGGATAATGTACGCGCCAGTATTGGCCGTAAGACCACCCGACAAAATCGGAATGGTCGCTACGGCATTGCCTGTGGCGGCGACAGAAACCCCACGCACTTCCCCCAGCACATAACGTGCGAAGGAAGTCGGGAGATTCGTGCCTACAGCGTTGCCGTTTGCCATACCTACGCCTCCTTACGAGTTGTAGGTGCCGGAAGCCGCCTGACCGCCGTTCACAGTGAGGAGCGTAACCGACTGAGTGCCCGTGGTCGCGTTAGCGCGCACGTTGAACCCGTCAGAAATCAGCACCCCACCAGTGTTATTGGCGAGAAGCGTAGTCCAGCTATTAGCGGACCCCGTATAGTTATTAACCTCAATCGTCACGTTCGCCGCCGGGAGCATCAGGTAGGTGCCAGCCGGGATGAACTGTGCGTTGGACATCGCGGTGGCGTTACCCGCCCCCACGTTGGCAACGCTGACCGGCTGAAGATAACCACCGGACGTATTGGCCGAGGTGTTCGCAACGAGGATTTTGTTAAGGCCGAGAGCCATAGGTCAATCCTCCTCAGATGCTAAGACTGTTGTAGCCGGTGACCTTGGTCATGGCCTTGGGCTTGGTATTAACAAGCTCCGCAATCATGAGAACGGCACCAACATAACCGATCTGCCAGTTCGGCAGGGTGGACTCAAACCCCGTGAACACGAAGGAACCCTGGTCGTGAATGTACAGCGACAGGTAGTTCGTGTTGAGGAAGTACACCGTGCCTTCCGGGCAGTACGGATCGGGATAGATCGGCACGCCGGCAACCATGAGCGCACGGAAGCCAGACTGCGGACCATTTGCGTCGCCATCAAAGCCCGAACCCGGGGTGATGACATACTGTTCCTGACCCACATAATCCTGCGCCAGCAGGGTCCAAGTGCCAAAGCCGCACACGCCAAAGGTCGGCACTTCAGCGCCGTTCTTCACCGTACCGGAGATGTACTGGAGGATGTTCTGACGGGTCGGGTTGACGGAGCCAGCGGCATACTGCTTCGACTTCCACCATGTGTAGGTGGAGCGATTGATGTTGCCGTAGGTCGCGGTGCCGGTACCATCATCAACCGCTGCGGGCAGACCAGTGAACTGCTGCGTGTTGGTCGTGTTGGTGTACAACGCGGTCGCCATCGCATCCATCATCACGTTGGTCGCATCGTTCATGCGAGCCTCGATGAGCGGGATGATAGCGTGATCCTGCTGAACTGCACCTTCCATCCCAAGGAACGGAACCGGCGCAATCATCAGCTTAAGGTTGAACTCAGCGTTGTACGCGCCCTGCTGGACGGACGGCTGCGTAAACGAGCCGCTGTAATCCGACCATTGAGCGTTCACAAACTGGGAACCCTGAACCGGCACAGTCACGGAGGACACACCACCCGTGGCTGATTGGCTATTTGCAATGAGCGCCGCCATCAAAGGCGTACTATTGTAAATCTGAACAACCAGCTTCGGGATAAATGCGCGCCGAGTAACGTATGTCAACTCGGTGTACTGCGTACTACCCGTCGCCGGAAGAATACCACCACCGATAGGCATGGTTTATCTCCGAAGCAAAAGTTAAGCCCCCCTAGAAACGATCAGAGCCCTATCGGACGAGGATTCTTCCTCATCTCCATAAAAGCCTTGGTCGCCTCATCTCGCGCAGCCGTGACCGGATTCTTCCAGAATGGCTGCAATGAGTTGCGCGCCGTCGTGTCCAAGACGTTCCTGTTGAACGCTGTTGGCGTCGGCGCAGCCTGCTCACGCATCCACTTGTAGTATTCCGCGGCTGTATCATGGTTCTGAATGCCTTTTTCGAGCATGATCTTTTCGACCTCCTCGATTTCGGCTTCATCAGAAATCTTGCCCTTTTTCACCAGGGCCTGACGCCGGCGTTGTAGTTCTTCCAGCGCCTCTTTCTCACGCAACCTCGCCTCAAGCTGCTGAACGCGAGCCTCGGCATGGTTGGTCACATTGCGAAGCGAATCCTCGATTTCCAACTCAGGGATTGGAAGGTCGGGTTCCAGCTTCTTCACCTCGCGCAGCACATTCTTGCGCGTCGCAGGGTTCTGCGTAAGACGCTCCATCAAGCGAGACAACTCGGCTTGGGTGGAGTCGTAGTTTTCCAAAGATGAAGACATGCCCCTCTGCCTCTCTTAGATTACGCGCTTGCCATCGCCCGGGGGCTTAATGGCCATCTTGTTCTTGCCGCCAATCTTGGCAGCACCGGACAGGCCACCCATTTCCGCAAAGCGCGGGGTGTTCACAACCTGACCGTTCATCTGGTTGTTATCGGTGGGGCGACGGACATGCGCGGCGCCACGCGGCTTAAAAAGGTCCATAGGTCTCTCCTACATAGGCATGGCGCCACCGGGAGGTGGCATTGGCATACCTCCTGGCGGGGGAGCGCCCGCGCCGGGAGGCATTGGGGGTGCGCCGCCAGCGGGCGGCATCGGCGGAGGCGCCGGCATCGGCGGCGGCTGCGCTGGTCCAGGGATAGGCGGTGC